CTTTGAAAGTCTCTACCTCTGTAGAGAAAATCAATGATGTAAATTGTGGTGTCTAACACCCATGTATTGAATTTTTTCATTCTACGTGAATAATTCCTACCATACCTGCACCTGCGTGAGGATCGCACTGGAACTTATAGTCCCCTGCTTTATCGAAGGTAACATCAAAACTTTCGCCAGGTGCGAATGCTAAGTCAGAATGTGAATATTCTGGATGATCTGCTACCATCATATTGTGTGGTGGTAGTTCGTTGTTTTTAAATGTAACTGTATCTCCGACATTGACAGTTACTTCACAAGGTTCAAAGACAAGCATTCCTTCGTTGCCCATCAGTATTTCAATAGCGTATGCTTTTCCACCTAAAAAGATGCATGATACAAGAAGTAATGTAATTACCATACATCTATTAGTCCAATGTAAAAACTCTTTCATTTAGTTCTCCTTTTTAATGGTTTCTAATGAAAAAGGATGCTCGTGTAGATACGGAACATCCTCTCTTGCATTCTTTACTGCTTCAAATGCGTCATTCGCATATTCGCAGATTTGGTATTCTGTTTGTTGATCGTGCCAACTGAGTGTGTAGTGGGACATGATAGTTTCAACTCCACGTAACTGATACTATTTAGTATAACACAATAGGTATAATTACGCATATAAGTGTGGACTCCCACACTTAAATTAACGATGTATCATAAAAGGAATCCCCATATCCGTATTTCCCCACGGGGATCAAATTAAATGCCAAAGATAGTCTTGGTTGTTTACTTTTATGAACATCAATAACGTGTTTTATAAAACTAGGAAATATTATTAATGATTTTGATCTAGGGGTAATTTTTATACTTGCTCTATTGAATGGGTCATCTTGATCGTTCTCTACCATATATGAAGACATATCTTTGAAAGGATTATCAAAAACTAATTTTCCTGTTTCATCATCATAATCAGAATAATAATATACAGCACTAAACATACAGTTCTTATGATTGTGCATAAAACATTTTTGCCCTTGTCTTGTCTTTGTTATCCAAGATGTTGTTATCTTAAACTTAGCACCATAAGTCAAAATATCGTTAATTGCTGAGTTTGAGTTCTTAGTTAAGATATCTTTTATCTTTGGATATTTTTCAAGAACCATATTGTTGGGTTTACCAACTTTAGATTGTATACTGCTGTTTAGATATTCCTTACAACCTTTTAGTTCATCAGTGTCTTCATTCAATTCAACATGTATCAAAGGAATGGTGAACATGTCGAGTACATCAATTTTATTCATACTATATCAGTTCGGTTTCCACCTCTTCATTTAGATTTGTTTTTCTTTTCTTGTCATTCTTATCATCGCCAACTACTTCTCTAAGTAAGTCGTCATCATCAGAAAGACTTTCTTTCCACTCCCCATAACTTGCCATCAGTTTTCTCCTGTAATAATTTCTTCATCACAATCTGCAAAATCAACTGCCATTTGACCTCCGATTTCAGCACCTTGATCCATACCGAACATTGATATCGCACCTCCTATTACCCATCCTACTATAGGAATAGATGATACACCAGTTTGTGTAACAGTAGCAGCACCTAATGCACCACCAACCATCTTACCAGTTCCTTCGCCACTTCCTCTTGCTTTGATACATGCGATTTGTTTTTCAGTTAGTCCAGAGGAGTTTGTGTTAGTAGTCTCTCCTACTACATTTTGTCTTTGAATATCTACGTTTTTCTTACCTAATCCTAGGAAACCTGCAGGTCTACTGAGTTGTTCAGTAGTTGTTACGATCCTAGGGTCGTGTGCTCTGTAGTCAATTTTATATCCATTCTTATCTGCCTCTATTCTGTACGCAGTATACTGTCCTATAGGCAAATCGAATTTAGGAAATGAGGAATTGTTTGAAAGCATTCCAATCATACCGATATGGGATATACCCAAAACAGTTCCCAATCCTAATATAAAGGCACTTTTCTTATCCACTATCCTTTCTTAGTTGGAGTTGGTGCAAGTACCATTGGTGCTTGCTCAATTCTAATTGTTTGTGCAGGTGCTGTGCTTGCTGCTTTTTCAATTAGTTTGTCTAAGTCTGCCTTTGATACCGCACCAGGTGCAGGTTTAGCAGCACTACCACCGTTCTTATTTTTTGCTGTTTGAATTCCAAAACTAGCTAGGACCCCTGTAAAGACCGAAGCTATGAAAGTTGGGTCAATGTTTTTTTGTGGAAAGTTTGGGATCGAAACGTAATTTAGAGTTAAGATACCACCACTCCAAATTAAAATTCCGAGTCTAACAAAAGTTGAGAAGATTTCCATCTGCTCTTCCTTGTCCTCGGATAGTTCTTTTAACTTTGCAAGAGGTCCTACTTTCTTAGGTTCTTCTGCTTTTACTTCTTCTTTTTTAACTGCTTCTGCCATGACATAAAATTGAGAGACTATTTATATATAGCATTCTCAATTCTATGCAAACTATGTTTATTTAAAAACCTAGTGGTAGTACGGGTCCTGTTGCAGGTGCATCTGGTGTAGGTGCATCAGGTGCAGGATTAACAATATCTCCTAATCCTCCTAATGCTCCTCCACCTGCATCTCCACCAAGAATACCACTCATTCCACCTGGCATCACTGATTCCATAATTTTACTTTTTACATTTTCAATAATCGCATCTTTACGAATGAAAACGTATCCACCGAGACCTACTACTGAAAGGGAAACAACTCCACTCGCAATAGCAATCCCGTTTACAATTTTTTGTAACATAATTTTACCTTGCTTTGATTGCAGATTCTACCTGTGCTAACAGTTTATCATCCATATCGGTTTTTGTCAACTTGACTGCCTTCTTAAGGATGATAAGGCAAATGTCTATTAGTTTTTCGCCCAGTTCTTCATTTTCTGGGATTTTTGCTACTGCATCAGAAATGACTTTTGTAGCAAATGGGAGTAAAAAAGAAAACATAATCTTACGTATTTACATCTACACTATATATAATCTAAATTTCTATAATATCTACACCGCTACCAAAATCATCTATGTATTCTAGAGATAATACATTAGTTTCTTTTTCTATGTCTAACCATTCCCTAAACTCTTGACGTATTGAGTCACCATTTACAACCTCTTCAAAATCATCACGAGAACAAAGTTCATTGATACGACTAAGAGACCAATTATGAGTCTGTTTCAGAGTTTCTTTCAAAGTTGCCATAATCTTTTTTCATGTAACGACCTAGGATATTGCTATTATAATACATCGGTGTTCCATCGTCAAGTGATTCCATCAAAACATTATTTAAAAATAATTGTTTTGTCTCTTCGTAGTTTACCTTTCCCAAGGTTTCGTGGAGGGATAAGATCTCTCTGGAGAAGTTGTCCTTTCCATATCTGGATATGTCGGCTTTGAGTTCTGGGGAGCTTCCATAATACTTCTTCCAATCTGACTCAGAAGTAACTCTACGCTTTCCTCCCTTTGGTTTACGTTTCTGCACGAAATATTTTCTACCAATGTACTTCTTACCTGTTGTCTTATTTGTAATACAGTAGACGTAACCGAAGAAGTCGCCAATATCATCAGAAGTGAAAGCTGTACCTTTGTAGTACCAGGGATTTTCATAACCACCTTCCATAATGAATTAATCATTTGTCATTTCCTATATTTATCCACCTGCAAAATCATCCCATTGATGATCTGCAGAGTCTCTAATTGCTTTATAACACTCGTCTAGATCCCACTCTATATCAGAGTTTGAATCCTGAGAAGGTGTCTTTTTTAACGTCTTGTTTGATTCCACCGACAATGTAAGATTCGACTTCTGTTTCTTGGGGTGCCACTTGAAGACCCTTAGAACTGATCCAATGTTCTGTCCAAGGGAGTGGATTGTTTCTTGCAGGTACGTCATAAACTGGTTTAAGTCCGATTGATCTCATTCTACGATTACAAACCCATTCAACATAACGATGAAGTAGTTTATCGTTCAATCCAATCATAGATCCATCTTTGAACAGATATTCTGCCCATCTCTTTTCTTCATTAACACACTTCTCAAACTCTTTAATAATCCATGGTTCTTCTTCTTTTACAATCTCAAGCATTTGTGGATCGTCACCTTTTCTCCAATTGTTTAGGATATTTTGAGTTATTGCCAGATGCTGATTCTCATCTCTTGCAATAAGCGATATGATCTTCGCAGACCCTTCCATGCATTTAAGTTCACCAAAAGCAAAACTACAAGCAAAAGATACGTAAAAGCGGATACCTTCCAAAATGTTGACATTAGCGACTGCCCTATAAAGTTTTC